TTTCTCCCTTTGATACCCCATGTTCTTCTGAAGTAGAAACAATAGCTACTTTAGTATTAGAAGATAAAATTTCTATATCAGAACTTAAAGGATTGATACTGACAATTTTTGATCCTACAGTATCGGATAAATTATTACTGGTCAAATAATAATTAGAATCAATTTCAAATACTCCCTGTAAAATTTTTATTTTTACTGAATTTCTTTGAAGCACATTTTCTAAAACAACTGCTTTTGCTTTTTGGCTAATTGCAACTGAACCTGGACTGGAATTATTAGTTAAAGTTATAGGAGATCCGTTTGGAGTAGATGCTACTTTAAATGAAACGGCAGTGGAGTTTACAACATAATAAAGCGTATTTGTACTAATGCCAGAAAAAGCACTTGAGAATATTATTGGTTCACCATCTTCAAAAGGATTTGCAGTAACAGTTATTGTATTACTTGAAACACTTTGTAGCAAAATTTGTTTACCATTAGTAAGAGTTATTTCAGAATTTAATGTATAATCAGAAGTTTTGTCGATAATAAGATTTTTTACCGCAGTATTAGAATATAAAGTATCAATTTTATTGAAAGTACCAGAACAATTCCTCAATACTATAGTTTTGCCATCAAAAACATCACCAACAATAGTTCCAGAAGCATTTGTAGTGTTTTGTGTTAAAATATCACCATCAAAAAGATATACTGGATTTCTTGACTCAATTTTAATTGCCTGAGTTTGTTGCGATTCAATAGAAGTTACAGACTTTCCTTTTACTGACGAAACAAAAGCGGATGCATCAGTGCCGTTAGTAGTTGAGTTATCAAAATATACTGTATTATTTACAGAAAAAATATTTTGAGATGATTCTACAGATACGCCCGTAACGCTACCCGAAGATGTCTGTTCTATAATACCACTTACATCTTCACCTATATTTTGTGTCTGTCCAGTTCTTAATCTAGAAATATTTTGTGGTAGTAAAGATTGTGAAATGTTTTTATTGTAGTTAGAATCAATTGGCAACGAATAAAAGTTTTTGCCAACAATATAAGGGAATACAGGAGTATTTGCTGCATCAATTGAAACAAAATAAGCATATGTTCCTTCTGGATATTCTGGAGTTACGCAGAATCTTCCATTATTCTCATCAAGAGAACCAAATCTGTGAGTATATGTGTAATCTTCGACAAAAGAACCTAATGGATAAGCAGAAACAGAAGGACCGTTACTACGAGAAGTATTTAATTTGTAACTCGTAGTCATTCTAGATATAGAACTAGAAGCTGATAATGGATCTGAATATCCATATGGACCATATATAGGATTTCCATCAAACGCATAACCTAATATAGGAGAATGAGTAAGAACACCAGGAACAGCGCCCATATTGTCCAAGTTATCAGATAACAATACTCTTAGTGCTTTGGGATTTGCTAGATATGAATAACCATATCCCAAAGCAGGAATATTGTTCTGGAAATAGAAACCATAATTAGAATCTAATTGATTCGAATACTGGAAAACTAAATTCTTTCTCCAAGTTCTTACAATTGAAGTTGCAGTAGCTCCAGATCCAACTGGTTCAATAATTACTTCAATATTCTCTTGTGTGTAGAATTTTCCTTCTGAATTTTTAACAAATCCCGTGATTTGACCAGAATTATTAATTTCTGCGGTATATGACGCAAATCTACCCTTTCCTTTTGTGTCTCTAATGATAACTCTAGGTGGCGAAGAATAATATTCTCCTGGATTTTTCAAAACTAACCCAGTTACTTTATCTCTGGTTACAATTGCTTCTGCAACTGCGTTTCTACCAGAAGTAATTGTAATTGCTGGTACTGGAGGGAAAAATCCAGATCCCGATTCAAGTACATTAATTTTTTCTACCACTTCGCCGTTTAATACTGCTTCTGCAGAAGCAACTATTTCACCATCTGCATTTTGAATTAAGATGTATGGAGGATTCACATAACCAGATCCTTGATTGGTTACTTCAATATTAGTAATTTCTCCAAAAACGACTAAATCTTCGTCTTTTCCTTTATAACTTCTTACTGTAGTTCCATTTACTAATATACCAACCTCATTTGCTGGAGTTTCATAGACTTCTGTTGTCTTTGTTGGATATTTTCTGATTAATTTTAGATGTTTTTGGTCTTGCAGTGGTTGTGTCCAGGAACCTGTACCCACAGAATGACTAGGATATCCAGAAGAAGCGATATAGTAATATTGTTCATCTTCAAAAATAGCAGAAACGCTATGAAGAACTTCATTTAATCCAGAAACAGTAGCAGTAGCAGTAGCATTGCTTTCGTTCAATATCCATCTAATCTGTTCGGAGGCAGAATTGTAGATTATTCTATCTCTGGTCTCAAAACCAGAACCAGAAACTTGAAGAAGATCAGATTCTAAAGAATATGGGACTTTATTTGTAGGCAGTAGATTGTATAATATACCAAGAACTAAAATTTTTGCTTTTTGGTTATTGCCATACTCAACATAAACATTAGAGTAACTATAAACCTCAGTATCAACATTATATGCAGTTGACGAACCTCTTTGATTGATTACAAACTGATTTACTGTTTTATCTTTATAAGTTATTACTTCATTACCAATTTCAATAGCACCCGAATCAGTATTCCACCCTGCAGTAGAGTAGACATTGATTCTATTATCGGTAGAATTCGTAGTTAGAACAGATTTAACAAGTTTTGTTGATGAAATTACTGAAAATTGACCAACGATGTTTGCATCTGATAAAATTAACTCATAAAATCCATTTCCTATGTTGATAATATTATCAATTATGGCAAATGCGTTCTCTGCTTCAGTATCGTAAATATTTGATTCTTGTACGATCTTCTCACCGATCAAATCTGTTGGGTTGGCATTTAAAATTTTAACTTTTAACGAATAAGTAGTGATCCAATCTGCAGTTGATGACTTGAGAGTACTGTTTTTTGGATAATAAACACTAGGAACATCTATTCCAGGAACATATTGAGATTTAGATACAATAGATTGGAAAATAAATCCAATTGATGCCTCTGTTCCTTTTGTGGAATAGAAATTTTTAATATTTTTGATTAATTGAGTTCTGTTAGTTCTTTCGTCTAACTCTCTAGTTGGAAAGGAACTTAAGTATTCTTTTTCAAAATTTTGAATAAGAGCATACAAGAATAAGTTTGTGACATTAAAAACTTCTGTTCCAGTGATGTGCTCTACACCAATTCCAAATTCATCGTATGCTACATCTTTAAATGTAGATGATTCATAGATATCACCTAATTTAGTTGTAGCAGAAACATTTCTATGGCAATTCTCGAAAGTTGTATCGGTTCTTGATTCGTAGAAGATTACTTCATCGTTAATTAAAATGTACCCATTCTTCTTTGGAAACGATGTTGCATCTTCTACAACAATTGTTGTTGCTGAACCACTAATAGTTGCAGTAAGTACATTATTAAATCTTAGAACCTTATCAGCATAGGTATCAACATTCCTATACTTTGGTAAGTTAGCAATAAGATCATATGGTTGCCCAGGCAACTCCATATGCTCATAGTATTTCTGTAAAAAAGCACCAAACTTCGGATATTCAGTTGCGATAAAATCTGGTAGTTGATCTTCAACCAGTACCGAAAGACTTTTTAATTTTGATGCCATCTATTTTACTCTCTTATAAGTGTAAAACTACTTTTGTCGATATCAAGATCGAGATAAATTTCTCTTTTTGCAACAATATCATTGTATAATGGTTTTAGTCTAACTTCAATTTTATTATCAGAGAAACTACCCTTAATAATATTTAAATTATATAGTTTGACTTCTCCCTTGGTATAATTGATTTCTCCTTGAGTGGGGTTCAAAACAATTTTATTGTTTGTTTGAGGATCCAAACGGTATAAAGAAATATTATTGCCATCATCTTGAAGGTATACTGTATAAGATGGATATTCTTGTACAGTAAATCCTGTAGATGTTAGAGTAAAGGTATCAATGTCATCATCAAATGGATTATTGAAACACAACTCATAATATGTTTTATTATTCAACGAAGGGTAGAAATCCTTTCTCATTAAAATACTGGTCAGGTTGGACTTAATAGACCTGTCTGACGCATCAATTACTCCAACATACTTACTATACCTAAACTTACCACCAAATTTTTCGGTGTTTGATCTAATAGTATAGTTTGTGACATTATCAATCACTTTCTGCTTAATATCATTAGCAGAAAATGTTGTTTCGTTTTGATTGTAATAAATGCTGCTATAGAGTTCAATATAGATGATAGATGGATCAACAATTTCTGGTGTTATCGATCCAACCGAAAATTTCTTAATTTCATCTGTGATTAACTTCTTACTGTATGTCGATAAGTATGCGACATTTTTTGGTTTGATTGCTAACTTAACTTTACCGTATTCTGGTGGGTCTGCATCCTCACCACCGAAGGTAACAATATCAGCTGCAGCAGGATAAACTCTCCTTACAATTGCTGCATAGTCATCAGCAGTCACTGCTCTATTTTGTGTACCAAATAGAACAGGAGCATTTCTTTTAATTGTCTCAATAGACTCAATTGCTTCGCCACCAAACGCAGAAGATACAGTTGATACACTATTAACAATGATTCTAAATGCCGAATCACCATTAATATCGGAGATTACTCCATTAAAGGTGAAAGAATTTGCTCCGTTAGTCTCATCAGCATTTGTGATGATGTACGAAATCTCTACAACCTCGTTAAGTTCTAATTTTCTACCAAAAACTCCATCACCAAATGTTACTCTATAATTTTCATCCTCAATTTCTTGAACAAAGAAGACAGTTGAGGTTGGAGTAACATTCAGAATGTTATCTGAAGCAACATATTTAACATAACTGGATGTGCTTCCATTCGCAAAAACATTTACACGAATAGAAGTCGTGTCAATACTTACATTTTTTAGATCAATGAAGAAATTACTAGGATCTGTAACGGTTACTCTATCAGTAACAACAGATCCTTCATAAATTTTGATGTTTGAAAAACTTACAGTGTTTCCTGGTTGCACAGTTGCAGCAATATCATCAGGAACGACATAAGTATAAAGTTTGTCATTGAATGTAGTAAGGCAGCAATTACCCTTTCTCAAGAAAACTGTCGAAGGAACAGTTCCAGTGCTAGACAATGTAGCATTGATTGAAACAACAGCAACAGGAGCATTTGCTGATCTTGGAGTATAACCTAGCTGCTTAGCAAGAGCAACTACATTATCACGCAAAGTCGCAGAATCTAAGAAAGATTCATTGACCACCATATTGGCATTGTAAGCAGTATAATAAGTATTATACGCCAACAAATCTAAAATTAGACTTAAATTTGAACCTTCAAAGTCATAATCAGTGAAATCTGAGTTTGCTCGTAAATAATCTCTAAGAGCATTCTTAATCTGGAAATAATCTAGATTTGTAAGTTGATTGTATGCCATTTTATGCTCTTGTGCTTTCTAGAGTAAACTCAATAGTTTGATATTGTTCTGGCAATCCGATTACAGTAAAATCAACAGTAACATCATATCCTTGCTCATCTGATGTTGTAACTACCGAAACTTCGTTTAGTGACACCCTGGGTTCAAATTTTTCAATCGTTTCTATAATTTCAGTCTGTAAACTGTTTGCCGTGAATGGATCAACAGGTTCAAACAGCAATCTTGAAATTCTAGAACCTATGTTTGGATTGAAAAATCTTTCCCCAGGAGCAGTTAATAACAAATTCTTGATCGAATTTTTGATCGCAGCAAAATCTTTCGTGACAATGATATCATTCGTCACAAAATTCTTGTCAAAAGTTGGACTGATATCCTTGAAAGACTTGCTAACGGGCATAGAAATATAGTATTATACCTTTATTTATACCCCCTCTGTCGGAGATTCAATGCCATCTCTCGACATAATCATCAAATCCTCCCTTGCCACCACACGGTCTAGACATTCTATCTGACGGAGGTTCATTTGTTTTCTTATCATTTGTCGGAGTCGTCGCTCCATAATCTGTAACTAGCTTCGTAGTGCCCCAATTTTCTCTCATATACGAAATATCTCGGTCAACTTGGTATTTTGCCATCTGTTTTTCTCCAAAAAAGGTGTAAAACAGAACTTTTTACGGGGTTGCTATCCCGATAATCTGAGAAATACCGCAACTTTTTGTAAATTTTTATAAAAAAAGCGCCAAAAAAGGCGCTCGTTGCTCAAAAATTTCTACCTTCCTTGCCCACGATAGCGTTTTTTGCGTCCATTACGTGAGGTAGCAGCAAGATTTGTATTTTTACTGCGACCTTGAGAAGTGATTTTGGGTTTGCCAGGTACATAACTTGTTTTTACGAGTCCGACTTTTGATTTTGCCATAATTTTAATTAAAATCTAGTTGCAATGTAAACATTATTCAGTAAATTTTGATACGGTCCCTGAAGAAATCTCTTGGTTCCTCCAGGAGTTTCCGTATAATCTCCCGCAACCATAGGTCTAAAGTTGTTAACATAGACTTTTTGATTCTTAAGAACTTGTAAAGTTCTTACGGCAGGTATGATACACGGTGGTACTGGTGGGGGTAAAATTGAAGAGTATGTGGGATTTGATGGTTTTAATTTGTCATGAACAAATCTCATCGGTTTTTTGCCCCACTTCACATTCGGTGAGACATACTCTACACCTAATTGACTTGGTTCATCTCTACAATTTGGTGGTCTGACGCTAACAGAATCTAATGTTTTGCTATCAGCAATGTTCGGTGCTGCTGGCATTATTCTTTTGCATCTACAACACTATTTATTTTAGCATACAAATCATCCAAAACTTCATTAAGCTTAGAATAATCGGCATCGCCAGGTTTTCTATAGTAGATGATGAGTGGATCTGGTATTTTACTTACAGCAAGTTCTAATTCACTTACTCGTGTTTCCAAATCCTTTACCGCTTGTATCAGTGTTGTCTGAGATAATTTGTTGAAATTCATCTACTTTGTCACCTTCTAAGTTGCTTCCCTCAAAGCTTGCACTATCTTTGAAGATTAAATTGCCAGACTCATCAAAACTTGAAATCTCAATGCTATTATCATTGGTTAATACACCATTGTAATACTTGTCTGCCATCGTTAGCATGTGATCTGCTAACTTATCATAATCATCAAATGATAGGTCTTCTACAACCTTCCCATCCTTGTCTAAAATTTTATAGTTCAGTTTGTTCATCGTCATTGAAATACTCCTCTTCCGATCTCTGTAGTACAACAGTACCGTCCTTATTCACAATCCATTCCATAACATCACCCTCTTCCCATCCGAGTCTATCAGTCAACTCTTCAGGAATTGTGATGTAGTATTCATCGAAATCATCGTTGTATTCAACGGTTGTCTCAAAAATATTTGAAGTCATTTGCAAAGGTAAACGCTACTGGTATATATCAGCAATCTTTTGTATTTTACTGAATCTTTCGGAATTTGTCAAGTGCCATTCTTCCAAGCTCCTGTATTACTATCCAAATATATCCGAATTCCTCGATAGGGGTCGTTCGGATGCTTTTGGCGTCACATACAGTAATGCCAGATCTCCAAGGGGGCACGGTGGAGATTTGTGAGGTTTTTTGAGTCATTTTGTTTGGGAAAAATTTTTTTTCTGAGCGTGTAATCGATCGAGCGTTTTCAAAGTTTTGTAGGTTAATAGTATCTATGACTTTTCGCTCGGCCGCGCCGCCATAACGGTATCGTTATAAAATAACTGCGGTTCGCCCCCCTGCTCGGGGGGCACTGTGCTAGGATGGCAGGTCACACAGCAGCGAGCGAGCGGCGGAACTGCTTCTCAATGTTCATCAGGGCGCGGCGGTCGCTTAGAGTGCTGCCCGTGGTGACGACTGCTCCTGAGGGATGCTGCCAGATGCGGTGGCGATTGTGGCGCACCTCGACAAATCCAAACTTAGCAGCGATGGGGGCGATGGTGTCGCGTCGTGCCATGGGTCAGTCCTCCCACTGGGGGAGGCGGGCGATCGCCTCATCATGGTAGGTCTCAGCGAACTGGGCAGACCACACGGCGGCGGTCGTGCCCCATGGCGGGGTCAGTCGGTTGAACTGTGTGCCGTCGTTGCGGTAGGCGATCCAGATCGTCTCGCGGTCGGTGAGGCGGGTAGCAGGAGAGAAGCGCATAGGGGGGGGGGGGGTCGTTTGGTTTTTTATTATAAAAGG